TTGTTTTTTTACAACACATTTAAGTATGCTGGTTACGGACTCCAGCGATTTCGTATCGTCAAATCCGCTTTAGCACGCTTCGTACCATAAGTCGGTCCTAAGGTGAAGCTCTTAATACACCGAATCTGGTTTCTTACCAATACTATATTTTGTTACCAAATTCCATTCATCTTTTTCTTTGTATGGAATAATCTTAACCTGTGACATAGAAACGATTGGATCCTTTGTCTGGTCTTTATTGACAATCTTTACCAATTCCCATTCAGCCAATAAATTGACAATGGTATTTCTACGTGCAATATCGTTTTCGGTGAGGTCAGTTTCTTTACCATCCAAAGCAAAGAGTTCTTTGAAATGGACTATGTAATATTTACCTTGTTTATGTAAAATATGGCAAGATTGATATAGTGTATTATCTTTCTTGGATGCAAGTCCTATACGTGTTAAGGTTTCTCTGACTTTCAAGAAGTCATCTTTTTCTTCTAATAGAACCTCAACCAGGTCTTCGATACGAATCATTTGGTCACTCCACCTTTGTTTGTTTTTTCTTTTATTGAAGTGATTTGATCATTATTTAAAATGCGAAGGGCTTGTTTGGCTTTTTCATTATTGAAACCAAAATATTCTTTAACAGCATTCAAATCACTATTTTTATTGACCTTTTGCCACGGTTGAAATTTCCGTTTCATTGATCTAATAGTATTTATGTAATACTGATATTGTAATTTGGCATCCAAGTGTGGATTCATGTTCATCTGGTTTGCATACAACACACAATCCATATGATAAGATAGTGCCCTGTTTACTAGGAACGCATCTCTGGCATATGCTTTCTCATCATGTTCATCAACCAAATAATCTTTTTTGGTCTGTAAAATTGATGGAATAATCTCTTTAAATAAATCTGCCATTTTAATAATCCGATACAGTATATTTCATCATATCTTTGATGACTTCATCAGCCATTTTTTCAACAGGTTTAACTGCTTCTTGATAGATGTCAATAAGTACCATTTTTCTACCGTCTTTTGTCATTCTTGTTCTAGTTTTAAATTTCTTAGGGTCAACACGAAATAACCATCCTTCATGTTCAAATCGGTGTCTAGGTGCAGGTATAGCAACGAAATATAATTCGTCAACATTTCTACATTTCGTTAATTGATTCTCTTTAAATGTAAAGGCCTTTTCTAGAATAAAAGGAACTTGTGTTTTAACTTCAATAGTTTTACCATCAGCAGTTAAATCTTTAGTGTGATCAAAATGATTCACTGCTTGTTCTACCATAACTCCACGTTTGGCAAAATAATTAGATACAACTTTTTCACCCATACGACCTAAAATATCCATTTTTGCTTTATGATCTATTATCATTTCAACTCCAATTCTACCATGAATTCAGTTAGACAAGCCACAAGATTAATCTCTTGATCGGCCACAAAAGCTGCTTGGTATTGATATTTGGCCAAAATCATAACTGCATTTGGAATTGAATTTGGTTTAAGATTATCATAGAGTGAATCATAAATCTTACGATAAATTCTAACTGGATCGTTATCTAAATTTTGAGTGACCCATTTACGCATTGAACCAAAATCTTTATCTTTAATTGTCTTAATTAATTCTGTAAGATTGATGTCTACAATATTAGAAAGAATACCATTGTCAATTGTTCCCGATACAGAATATCTTTGTAACTCATTCAGAATTCTACGATTATCTGGAAAATGTTTAGTGATTAAAGCTGCAATAACTTCTCTATCATATGTAATCTTTTCTTCACCTAGAATCCATTCAACACGTTTGAAAAATGCTGAAGCCATCTTGGCCTTTTGACCATTTTGAATTTTGAATTCAATAACGGCACACCGTGAATGAATTGGTTCAATGATTCGATTTTTTTGATTACATGTGAAGATAAATGAACAGTTACCTGCAAACTCTTCAATTGCGCCACGAAGAGCTGGTTGTGTTGAATTTGGATTTAGATAATCTGCTTCGTCAATGATGATGACTTTACGACCACCCGATAATGATACAGAAGAAGCATAGTTCTTAATCTTATTTCGTAAGACATCAATACCACTCTCATCTGAACCATTGATTATGATGAAATCACATCCAACTTCATTACATAAAGCTTTGGCAATTGTAGTTTTACCTACGCCGGCCGAACCAGATAATAATAAATTTGGAATATTTCCAGATTTGACATACTCTTGAAAAGTAGTTTTGATTGCATCTGGAAGAATACAATCTTCTACAGTTTTAGGACGATACTTTTCCGTCCACAATAATTGTTCGCTCATTCACATACCTCATAATAAAAATCATAAAATTATTTAACTTCTGTAACACCAACGTATAGTGCTTCAAATTCTTTATCTTCGACCACTTGTTGACTGAATGTATTTTTATAATGAACAACAGCCATACGTTTAAGAATCTTTTTAGGAATCTTTAAGTTGTCATGTGTAGCACCAATAATGTCATTAATGATGAGTTTTTCAGTATCCATTTTCTGCATACATTGACCCATTTCATTAAGAGCATCTTTTAATGCCTTCAATTGTTCTTCGTTGAAATTACCAAAAATTGTTGATACTGATGCCATATTAAGCTCCTGTTGCTTCTGTTGCGATCCAATATTGAATATCTTCTTTTGTATTTTTGAAACTTGCGATACCTTTAGAAGAGATTTCAACAATATATGAACCAGGAATCATTTTAAGATTTTCTGTTTTGAAAATCATCTTATATGGTGCTGATGTTTGAGCTTCAATTAAGATTGATGATGTGTGAGCTGAATCGTTAGTTGCATCAAATGCTACTATATTAACTTCTGTACCATCACTTACAACTGCAATGTGTGGTGAACTTAATACTGCTGCTGCTTTTTGGATCCATGCAAAGTCATCTTCTGTAAGAGTGAACGTTGCATCTACTGATGGAAGTGTAATCTTCTTTTCAGGTGGAGTAACTATCATAGATGATTCAGAAGATGTATAATTTGTTTTTCGATTGTTTGATGCTTTGATAATAATTCTTTTACCTTCACCAAATTCAATTTCATCAGCTTTATGAAAAGTGAAAATTGTTAAAAATTCATTTAAATCATAAATTCCAAAATTATTTGAAATCTCATCTGGAATTGTTGCCTCACTTAAAATGTTCTTTTGAGCAGACATGGTTGAAATAGTATTGCCTTTTTTAAAGACGATGCCTTGATTGATACTTGCGTAATTCTTCAAAACATTTAACGTTTGATTTGATAACTTCATTTAAAACTCCTTCATAATATAAAATTTAATCTTTTGAATACTTAACATCATGTTCGTATAAGAACATTAAACAACATAAAGCGTGAGCTATATGATTCTTACCTGTTTCTGGATCATTCTGTTCACCTTGTTTCCAAGCCCAAATATGTCTTTGCGCTGCATCGAAATATCTACGTTTAGAATCTGGAACATGAATCCAGTTATCGGGTTCATACTTCTCTGCACCAAAAGTTAGTATTTCTACAACCTCTTTTAATGCAAGTGGTGGCAGTAAACCATATTGTAGTTTACCACCATCAAACTTACGACCACCGCTTTTAGCCGTTTGAGATGCTTTAACGATGTCTTTATTCATTACATTTCACCAACAAAGTTGGCGATTGCTGGCATGTCACCTTGGAAGTGATATGTACCAATGTGTGATGTTCTCATCCATGGACATAACCAGATTTTACCACCAATGTTACGCCAATATTGACAGAACATATAGTCTTCTGATAAGTATCGTTCTGATTTTGGATCGATTACTGTATCATAATAAGCATGGATGTATCGTGAACCATCGAAGTGAGCTTGACCAACATGATCTGGTTTGTATTTCAAATCAGGATATGCCATCTCAAATTTAGGGAATACTTCACGTTTAACCATCATAAAACCTGTACCAATCTCTAATACTTCTAAAGGTTCTGTCACAGAAAACTGTGATGTGCCTTTTACTGGATTGAATACGAAATCGCCTGCTAATTTTTCTAAAGTTCCAAGTTCGATATCTGGATTCTTTTTAATAGCAGTTAAAATATTACGCCATTTAATGGCTTTCTTTGGATAAGGAGCACCGATAACATCTTTATCTAATGCTAACATAGCAACCACATCTTGTGGATTGAAATGGATATCAGAATCTAAGAAGAGTAGATGTGTTGCATCTGAACGATTTAAGAATTCATCGACAAGATAATTTCTTGCTCGTGTAATTAATGATTCATTGAATAAAAAAGAAAACTTTGTAGATACACCATATTGCATCATTGTAGCCTGTAAATCAAGACAAGCTTTCATATAAAGCCCATGATTCATGCCACCATACATTGGTGTAGCGATGAATAGGCTTTTTTTACTCAAGTCTTCTTTCGAGATTTTGATTTCCATAATATATTCCTAATAATAATAAAAAATGAGGGGCCTTTGCGACCCCCCACCACTGCATTGACGATTAAGCTACGGACTTAGCTCTGGCGCCAATCTCTTTGAAATACTTACGAAACGCTTTAGATGGTGTACCTAAACGATAACCATTTACACGACTGCCGTCGCCACGCTTGTAAGTATTGAGATATACTGCATAACCTTCTTGACGAAGTTCTGAAATACGAGCTGCAATATTTTGCACACCAAATAAGCGTCTAGCTTGTGCTGTTGTGAAAGTATTGTAACCAGATTTCTTCATGAGATAATTCAACATACGTTGTTTCGCACTCAATTTAACCATTTGTAAAACTCCTATAAAATAACAAAATTCCTAATCGTATTGATTAGTTTTATAATCATATCACTATCTAGTTGATATGTCAAGCGTATTATCTACCAACTTGTGGTAAATATTTGGCTTTTGTTTCTTCCCATGTGAGATAAATTAAATCATCATAGAAAAGTGATTCTTTAGAAACGGTATTCTTCTTCTTCAACATTGATATACGACCTTTAGCATATTTTGTTTTCCATATATCAGTCAATCCTTTTACACTAGTATCAAAACTCTTAACAAGAACATCTTTACCAATTTCTTTTCTTAAAAATTCAAAAGAATTATTATATAATGGTGAAAAATAGATACCACGTGCATGTTCACATCGAATTAGATTTTTAGGTATCTTGAGTTTAGCATAAGCAAAATGTAATGATCTATTCTTATGGTCTCGTTTTAATGGAAGACCTTGTGTGTTCTTCGCTTCCCACCATTCAAAGTATTTTTTGGTATGATTTTCTTTAATCCATTCAAATACCATTTTCATAGTTTTCTTAGATGGATCAAAAGCAACTGAACCCGAAGTAAAACCCATGGCATTCCAATGTTCAAGTCCATCATATTGTGATAGTCCACCCGCTTTAGTTTTACCATAAAGTGATGTTGTGGTAACACCAACTAGAACATCACCATATTTGTTTTGCCAATCTTGTTGAACAGTATCAGATAGACATAACAAAGCTAACAGTTTACCACCCATATAATTGTATCCAAGCGGCTGGAGAGGCACAATAGTCGAACCAATTGCTGTATGGTTAATCATGTTACCTTGTGTTTTAATTTCTCTTGGCCAACCAATGGCATTATCTCTAGGCGTCAGATCAAGAAAGTCTGATGAAATACAGATTACACCAAGATACTTACCAGTAGCTTTATCTTTAATAATGTAGAATAGATTTCTACCAATGTTTGAATTGTTCTTCATGGTAGAAGTAAATGTTCGAATAGCATTCCATTCTTCAGCACCTTCACCATTTGACAATACCAATTCAATATCTAACTTATCGAAATCATCCGGATTCTCTGGATTCCAAAAATTTGATTTAACTTTTTTGATTAGTTTTTCTTGGTCTGGATAAACCATTTGACGTTCTGTACCAAACAATGTAGATACTTCTTGAGTGGGATATCTCTCTTGAATTTCACACCACTTTTGATATAGTGTGTATTCACGCACATCCATTTGAGAAGCATAAGTCAAATCTTGTGTTAAGATAGTCTTGAGATTCTCTTCATCGATGTGATTGAATGTGGCAGGATCATTATCTTTCTGCCAATCTTCCCATTGTTTTTCTACAAATTCTATTGGTGTTGCCATTATTTACCTAATTTCTTCACTTGTTTTTGTAATAGTTTTGAATACTTTTCATATTTTCTCACAAGTTTCATACGTTTGTCAAGACCAGTTTTTAATGCTAATGGTTTAGCTTGAGTGGTAAATACCACACCATTCATATGATCAAACTCATGAAGTATACATCTGGCAGTTAAACCACCAAATCTTGCTGTTTTAGTTTCACCTGTAAAATCTTGATATTCAACTTCAACTGATTCAGGTCTGGTAATCTTTATGAATAAATTTGGGAATGATAAACATCCTTCATCAGCATGTGATAACACATCAGATACCCATGTAATCTTTGGATTAAAATATGCAACATAGTTTTCACCGTAACCAACTACGAATACTCTATATTTAAAACCACATTGATTAGCAGATAAACCTAAACCTTTATTTGTTTTGCATGTTTCAACTAGTGAACTAGCAAATGTATTTGGATTAACTGGTGGATTTTCAAAATCAAACTCTTCAATTGGTTGACGTAAAATAGGATTATCTTCTGATACCAATTTAAATAATGGAATTTCAATTTTGGTTGCCGTTGGTTTAACCTTAACCAACTCACTTGTGTCTATGCTTATAATATCGCCACTCATCTTACGACCTCACTAAAGTTATTACGTTTCTGAAATTTAATTACTGATCTAAATTTGTCAAACAATTGATCACCCTTATGACTAATAACAAATACATTACTATCGTGTCCTAATTCATGTATTAATTTCATGAACTCATCGGTACCACCTGTATCTAGACTAGAATCAAATACCTCATCTAGTATTAATAAATTTGTATTAGCTGAATTCTTTAGTCTTGCTATCTGACGCCATGTAAATAATAAAGCCAAGTCAATTCTAAACTTCTCACCTTCTGAAAAGTTATAATAACTAAACTCATCTCTATATCTCGACTTAATCGTTTCTTCAAATGATTCATTAATATTAAAATCAACAAAGAAATTCATTGAAGCCAAATACTTATTAATCAACTTATTCATTACAGGTAGATATTGTTTGATAATCTTTGTTTTGATACCTGTATCTTTTAATAATGAACTAGCAAAATCATAATAATGTTTTTCTGTTGATACTTCTTTTTGTGATTCAGTTAATAGTGTTAAGTTATCACGAAGTTCTTTTAACTTTTCATTGTCAACTTCCATGTTGTCTTTTTTGGTAACAAGAAGATTGATTTCTGTATTAAGTTTAACAATATACTTATTGATAGATTGTATAGACGAATTCATCTTAATAATTTCAGAATGATGTTCTGATATTTTAATTGCGGTATTATTAATTTCTGTGATACGGGTATTCACTTCAGCAAGTGCTTCTTCTAGTTTTATAATACCATCTTCAATCTCTGCAAGTTTAGTATTACGTTCTTTAACTTGTTCTGTCTTAAAGTCTGTATCTAAATCTTGTTTACATGTAGGACAATGATCATTTACTTCATAAAACTGAATGTCTTTTTTAATCTTATTTTTATTGCCTTCTAATTTGGCTTCAACTTGAACTAACTTTTTAGATTTAGCTGATACTGTTTCTTTATCAGATACTTTAGATTGTAGTTGTTCAATATGTTTCTGAACTAAACCAATGTCAGACTGTAACTTTGTAATCTGTTCATTGTTTGTATTAATTTCATCTTGTTTATTCTTCACTTCTTCTTCGTTATGTTTTTTGTGTTCTTCAATATTTTGTTTCTGTAGATTGATCTTTTCAATCACCAAATCTGTGTCAAATTTATTTTGTTGTGTTAATTCTTTAAGTTCAGATAACTTCAATTTAACCAATGTATTCATGGTAGAGAAGATTTCAATATCAAGTAAATCTTCAATAATGGTTCTACGATCAGTAGGTGACAACTGCATAAATGGAGTGAATGAAGCTGAACCTAAAACAACCACTTGAGTGAATGTCTTATAATTCAATCGTAGAATGAGGTTTTCTAAATGTTCTTGATAATCTTTACACTTAGCATCTTGGTCAACTAAATTGCCATTACAATAGATTTCAAATACATTTGGTTTGATACCACGAATAATCTTATAATCACGGTCGCCAATTTCAAACTCAAGTTCAACAACAGCATCTTTATTATTGATTGAATTGAGTAATAGGTCTTTCTTAATCTTTCTAAAAGGTCTACCAAATAAACCAAAGCATAAAGCATCAAGTATGGTTGACTTGCCAGCGCCATTGGTGCCAATAACCAATGTATTTGGTGATTTGTTTAGGTGAATCTCTGTAAAGAAATTACCGGTACTTAATATATTTTTCCAGCGAATGGTTTTAAATAGTATCATGAGTTCTCTAAATTTAGTGCTTCGATGTAAAGTTCTTTAAGAATATTCTTTAGTTTACCAGAATCAATATCAGAAGTTGTTAAACCATCAACATATTTGTTTAGAATAGTTAATGTATCTTCAGCTTCAGATATGATGTCTTCCGTCAATTCACTGTTCATATGTTCTAGATTATCATCAATAATAGAAACGTCAAGCGGTGAAGCTTTATATAAGTTGTTCATAAACATATCAAACAAATAAGGATTTGTCTTATTCATCACAACAACTTTAACATATGTGTCTTTATATGGTGTTAAATCTTTACCTGATATTTCTTTAATACTATCTTCAATTTTGTCATCATACGTAATCTTATGAAAAATTGAATATGGGTTTTTGACAAAATCCAATTCTCTATTGTCAAGATCAAATATGTGGAAGCCACGTTGGTCATTGTAGTCCGACCATGTTAATTCGTATGGGTTCCCCAAATAATGTATGTTGCCATTACTAGATTTATGGTGATAATGGCCGGAAAATACAAGATCGAACTTATTAAAAATATTAGCAGGAAGACCTTCATGAGATTGCATGCCACGATACATTGCAAAGCCTTCAATTTCAAAATGACCCATGCAGATTTCAGACTTAACATCTTTTATAAACTCCATACTTTGATTATAATTTTCAGGACAAATCCAAGGCATCATACAAATAGGTGTTTCACCAACTGTAATTAATGTAGGTTCATCTATAATTTGGATGTTATCATATTCTTTTAATAACAAATCTGGTGAATTTACATCGTTTGTATTCTTAAAATATGTGTCATGATTACCAGCCAACATGTAAATCTTAATATTCTTTTCTTTAAGTTTATCAAAGAACATTTGTTTTGTTCGTTGTAAAGAATAGAAATTAACATACTTACGTCTGTCAAATGTATCACCTAGTATTAATAATTCTTTGATGCCGATTTCTTCTAGCTTAGGAAAGAATACATTATCATAGAACTTCTGGTAGAAGTCTAAGAAATTAGGTGAATCATTTCTAGCACCAAAGTGTTGGTCCGTTATAATTGCTACTTTCATATATGTATATTCTTTTTCTAAGTTTAGTTATTCACTTGATGATATAGATTTTATGCGTATTGGTCCATCCACACAATCACCTTTATAATTTTTACCACGAGCCACAACACCAGATATTAAAGCAGCTGGAATACCAATTGGACCTAAACCCAATAATACCGCAGAATTATTACCTGCTGCGCCCCAACCAAATGTCCCAATGTTACGACTTGATGCAATACATTCTTGAAGACTACCTGTTCTTGCTATGCCATTTCTAGCAGCGATCATTCCAACGCCTAACGCAACAAACCCCGCTGGACCAAATCCAGCCAATGCAGGATTTGCTTCTACTCCTGCACCCGTGGATATAGCGACTATTGTGCTAATCTTATCAGCGGCTTGGCCAGTGTCGGATACATTAGATGTTGATTCAGTATAGACTTCGTAATTATGATAGATATGTGTTATATGTTCGTCTTTGTCAACAATTAAGGTAATACTTCCTTCATTTTTTTTACCATCAGTATTAACATAATAGTCGGCAGTAATACGAACATCATTCCAATGCACATTACGAAATTCTAAAGATCGACTTTTTGATTCTAAAAAGAATAATTGATAAACATCAACAGCTGAAGCAGTTTTGTTATTATTAATTTTAGTATCATTACCAATACCCATTTTTTTGGTATCTCCATGAACATAGCCATTAAGAAATTGTTGAATAGTTTGTTCGTGAGCTATTACTGATAATGAAAATATTGTTAATACTACTGAGATTAAATATTTCACTTATTTTTGTTCAATTCAGCTTCATATACACGTTTTCTTAATGCCGAAGAACTATATGGATGTTGTCTTTCATGATAAAATAATTCAATACCATGATCTAAACACCAATGTTTACCGGTAAAGTCTTTAGTTTTGTATTCATCACCTAAAAAACGAATATCAATATGTTGGGTTTTTAGTATGTTCAATAAATCTTCTTCTGTTGCATAAATGATTACTTCATCAACATACTTACATGCTGATACTTGAACAAATCTTTCATAAACAGATTGAACTGGTTTATTTTTGGTATTTGGTCTATCGATTGTTGGATCATACTGTAATGCCACTATAAGATATTCACAATGTCGTTTTTCTTCTCGAAGCATTGTGACGTGACCAGCATGAAACAAATCAAAGGTAGAACAATTGAATCCTACTTTCATAAAATCTCCATTTACAATTAACTGAATTATATCACTCTTCGATGAAGAGTTCAAGCCCCTTTTTACTATTTGCCGTTTTCTTTTTCTTGGCTTTTTGAGTGAGTTCAAATTGTTCTATAAACTCTGATAGGTTCTCATATAGTTCAAATTGACGATTAGTGCCATCTTCATTCTCTAACATTTCCATTTCATCTAAAATACCAAATTGTTCGGTAGCTTTATATTTGATGTATGTTTGTTTTTTCTCTTTTTGAATTCTACGAAGAAATGCAAAGTAGATAATTTGTGTGAAATACGCAAAAGGGTTCTTTGATTTTTCTGGATTGAAGTTGTCAAAATACATAAGACAGTTCTCAATACCGTCACCAATCATTTCATCTCGGTAGGTATAGTTGATAAAGTTTGGTTTGTGAGAAAGACCTTCAGCAATCTTCATGAAACATTCACCAATATAATTTGGTATTGGTTCATTTGGATTGTTTATTTTTCTTTCTTTAAAATCAACCAAAGCTTTTAAGAAGTCAGAATTATTGATGTAATTCTTTTTAGGTTTGTTTGTTGTTGCCATTTTTTATCCATTCTATTGTTTTAAGTAAACCTTCTTCAATCGAAAATAAAGGTTTATAGTTTAATTCTTTCTCAATTTTAGCATAATCAATAGCATACCGTTTATCATGACCAAGACGATCATCAACAAACTTAATTAACGTTTCAGGTTTACCCATCATCTTTATAATCTTTTTGACTAATTCTAAATTAGATAGTTCAACCCCACCACCAATATTGTATTTGTGTCCAACTTTGCCATTCTTTAATATAAGATTAATAGCATGACAATGATCTTCTACATATAACCAATCTCTTACATTGTCACCGGTACCATATACAGGTATGGCAACATCTTCTAACGCATGTGCAATTACTTTTGGTATAAACTTCTCAATATGTTGAGATGGTCCATAATTATTAGAACAGTTGGTGATAATTGTTGGAACACCATAAGTTGCTCTCCATGCATTTACAAAATGATCACTTGCAGCTTTACTTGCTGAATATGGACTATTAGGTTCATAATGTGTTTCTTCTGTAAATTTATCTTTTGAATCTAAATCTAAACTACCATACACTTCATCTGTCGAAACATGTATAAACTTTTTAAGGCTCTTTAGTGATCTAGAACACTCTAATAAATTAATAGTACCTGATATATTTGTATCAACAAAAGGTTTAAAGTTGTCAATAGAATTATCTACATGTGATTCGGCTGCAAAGTTTAGAATGAAGTGTGGTTTATAAAATTTAAATAATTCTGTAATACCTTCTTTGTTACCAATATCTTCTTCATGAAATATGACAAACTTTTTATCAATGAGTGGTTGGATATATTCTAAATTGGAAGCATAAGTGAGTTTATCCACACATACCACTTTTCTGTGGACGTTCTCTTTATACAAATAGTGTAAATAATTACCACCTATGAAACCTGCGCCACCAGTGATTAAAATCATTTTCTTATAAATTTCCCATAATTATGCTTGACAAATCGCTTGACAAAGAGTATTATTCACTATGTCCCCTATCATGTTAATGTTTCTAATGAATTGGTTGGTCATAAGCTTCATCCATAGCATTAAGCATTTCTTCATGATCTTCATAGTTATCCATTATCTTAACTGCTGTTATTAACTTATCTAGTTTATGAATCATTTCAACATAATAATCTTTAAAAGATTCTGTGGCTTCCAGAATAAACAATATATCATCTAACCAAATATCTACTTCATCTTTAGCAAAATACTGATGAGGTAACCAATTCTGTATAACAAAGAATTGTTGTTGATCTCTTGGATCAACCGTAATACTAATTTTCATAGGTTTCTTTATATGTACCTGATGAGTTAAATCTTCAGACACAAAACCAATAAGATCATAACCAGATTTCATTCTTAATATTTTTATAGTTTCCATTATCGTTTCAATGCTATTTTATAGATTTTATAAGAGAACCTCTCCTCATTATATATCTTTATTCGGTCCATAAAGTGCCTTAGAGTGAAGTTGACGTGTTTGCCTGTTCTGAGGTCGTCAGAGATATCGTAGAGAACTGCTCGCTGTTTGGTTTCGCTAACCCGCAACCCTCGACCAATCGATTGTAAGTTTCTAATGCGACTCTTGCTCGGTGACGCAAATATAATATTATGCAAATTCCTGATATTAATACCAGTGCTAAAAGTCCCATAAGAAGCCACAATAATAGCGTCATTTTCATTCTCCGTTATTTTTCTAATTTGTTCTCGTTCATCAGTTTCAACTCCACCATGAATAAAGAACACTTTTCTATTGCCTAATTTCTCAGCTTCAGATATCATATTATAAAGGATTAAACCATGTTTGTCAACAAATTGATAGAGTATCAACGAGTTGCCTTTCAATGATAGTGCGAGATTCCGAATGAACTTGTTTCTTGCCGTATTAAAAATTAGATACTCAAGTTCTTCAGGATATTTCTTGTCTTTCATTAATTTACAGATATCATCATCATGTTTTAATACAAGACATTTAATCTCAAATTCAGATAATTGACCTTTGTCAATCAATTCTTTTGTTGATGTGACTTTACGGACAGGTCCAAATAGACCTTCTAATACAAGCTTGTGTGTTTTGGTGCCATCTAATGTACCAGTTAAACCAATACGATATTTGGTTTTAGATAACGATGTCATTATTTTGGTGAGTGATAATGCTTTAAATTGATGTGCTTCATCACCAATTATATAATCATATTGTTCAAAGTATTCTTTTGGTGACGTATAAAGCGATTGCCAAGTAGATATGACTACATTTTTATCTGATTGTTTATCTCGACCTTGATATACTCGATGAACATTCTCTTCTACATTCCAACCATTAGCATTTGAATAGTCAGCAAAGTCTGAATAGAGTTGTTCAACAAGTGATGTGGTAGGAACAATAATAAGACCACGAAGATTTTGATATTGAATGAATTGACGAACAAATAGATAAATGATTAATGACTTACCGGATGCGGTAGGTGATAAAAGTAATTGGCGTCTATGACGCATACCTTGAATAAAAGCATCAAGTTGATAATCTCTAACTTGAATATCTTTACCAGCTGATTGTAGTTTTAAATCAGCAACAAATTTTTCACCATGATAAACAGGATAATCATCAGTAAGATCGGCACCAGTTTCGTCAAATTCAAGATCGTATTGTCTTTCTTCACAAAAATTACGTAGATAAGGTATTAAACCAAGATACAGAGTGTTTGATCTTAAATCAAACAGGCGGATTTTGCCGTCCCATAATCTATTACGAAATGCTGGAACAAACTGATAACCAGGAACAAAGAACGTAAAGAACTCTGATAACTCTTGTGCATGATGTTTCTCACAAGTTACCTTAGCATATACTTCATCTTTCTTTGATATGATTAGTTTATCTTGCACCAGCTATAAATCTTTCTTGAGTCATATACTCACGAAGTTGCCATGTCCTATTATTAAGTTCTTTAAGAATAGCAGTGCAAGCTTCACATATTTCATCATGAATCATTTTATCTTGCATGAGTTTAATTAGATGAGAATCTGATTCTAAGTAAGTAGTGATGTCGGATTTAAGAGTAAAACGAAATGGTTCCCAATTATACTTGTCTAAATCTTCCTGTGACATTTTACCTGTATAGTATTCCCATTTAATTTTCTTGAGTTTACTATATTCAAATAACTTCTTTTTAGAAGCCACTTTGTTTTTGGTAAGTATGGTAAGATAACGACTATGTAGATTAGGAATCTTTAAGATTTCTCTACTAGGTTCGGTAAGGTCAATTTCAGAATCCTTTTTCCAAAGGTCTAAAACATAATCTATTTCTGATTGTGGTAATATATCACTCATAAAAAACTCTCAATTAAGCTAAATGCTTATATTATAACAAAAAATTACTGTGTTGTCAAGCGTTCTATATTAAAATAGTCGAATCTAAATTTGGCGGTAGCCGTAAGTATTGTATCAGAAGATAATTTAGAGTCAAATTGAACATCAGATAAATCTGTTGGAAACATTTGAGCAAACTTAATACGAATTTTTGCGTTATTTAAACCCGTCAATAGAGTTAAAATACCATCTGAATATTGTGGAAATGGTCTGGCATTAGGATTTCTATTTTGTTCAACTGAAGCATCTTGTGATACTGTCGATTTTCTCATCATATTAGTCCATTCATTATCATCAACACCACCAGAAAGACCTCTCATCCAATCATGGATGTCTGTCCACGCTCTTAAATCTTCATCTACAACAAACGTCACAGCAAATTCATTATATGATAATTTACTACCAGGAGACCATAGATCAACAACAGGTGTTTGTCTTGATATTACAGCAATAGAAACACCAGGTAAATTAGCCTCTTGACAAAAATACTGAACATTATTTACACGTGGTAACGTAAGTATATACTTTGTGACTTGTAATAAATTAGTATTTTCAGGTTGTCTAGTTAGAGCAGTATTTTTTCCAGCCATTTAAATCTCCTTAGTGTCCATTATTTAGGCGTAAAAAAAAGGGAGAATTTCTTCTCCCTTTCTTAGGACTATTACTAAAACTTCCAATATTACATTAAGTTTGCTACTTGGAAAATTCTATAGTAGTTGTTAGAACGTGTTACTAAACGACCATTGCCTACATCTGTACCTTCAGCAAATGGGTTAGCTACCATACCATATCGTGTCTTAAAGCCGATTTTTGGTTGGAATGTGAATTGATCAACTGCACGAACCATTTGTAATGGAACGTATGGGCAATAGAACAAACCAGCATCATAAGGTGAAGAACCCTTATAGCCAACTGTTACTAACTCGTTGTTTGATTGATAACCACCGAAGTATGGATCGATATACACTTTGATACGGCCATGTAATAGACCAGCAAATGTGTTACCAGTATCGTCTACTTGAAGATCAGCAGAAAGAGCAGGAGTATATTGTAATACACCAGCCATTGCTAAAGCTGAAGCAACATCAGAAGAAACGATAAGAACATTACCTTTACCTCTACGTGTTGTCTTTGCAATAACGTTAGCATCTCTTTCGATTTGGAAAATCAAACCTTTGAAACGTTCAACTGACCAACGACCGTTTGAGTCTGTGTCAAGATTGAAAATACCAGCAGTTTGAGTACCGTATTGAGCACCTGCTTTAGCAACTGTGTAGATCGTTCTGATTACTTCACGGTTGATTTCAGCAAGAATTTCTGTTGAAAGAATGTTACTTAACTCTGTTTCAGCGTCAAGACCATGAATTGCTTTTAAGTCTTGTGCTAATTCTAATGAGTATTCAGCTTTAAGAGCACGTGATTGAGCAGTTACAGAAACTTTCTCAATTGAGAATGCCATTTGATTGAATACACCACCAATTTCAGAACCTAAACGTTCAGCAGCTGTTGTAGTCATACCAATACCAGATGTGAATGTGTTAGAACCGTTTACTGTTTGATTTACAGAATCGTAAGCAGCTGGGTTTGTATTAGCATCAGTTGCGTTAGTACCACCAAAACCATATAGGTTATTGATAGAATTGTTACCAGAGAAAATAGTATTAGCTTCGTTAAAGAATGCTTCTGTACCATTTTGATTGTCATACTTAGCACGCATTGCGAAAATAAGACCTGTAGGGCCTGTCATTGGTTGAACACCAGCAACATCGTAAGCGATTAAGTTAGGTAATGCACGGCGAACCAATGAGATTAAGATTGGATCGTAGTTTTTTACACCACCAGTAACGTTTGTTGGACCGCCATCTGTCAATGTTTCATTGAGTTGTTCACGGTCGTTTTGCATTGCACGTGATTGATTCTCAAGAATCATTGCAGTAACAGCTTTCTTGTATGGGTCTTTAATAGATTGCAATTCTGGATGTTCTAGAACTGGCTCCCATTTTTTTTGAATGTCTTCTGAAAGATACATTTTATTTCCTTTTTTTGTTAAAGTTGTTATTGTTATTTTGTGAATTTAGTAATTGATTTAGCAATCATAGCAACTTCAGGATCTACATACTTTGTATTTTCCTCTGGTGCTGATGTATATGCTTGTTCATCTAAAAATTCAGATTTGTCTGCCATTTTTACGTTAGAAGGGAAATAAGACTCCTTAATCATTTCTAACTTTTCGACAAACTCTTCTTGAGTAGTGAAATCAACACCTTCTGCAAGTGACACGACTTTTTCTACCTGGGTTTGAGTCAAGCCTTCACATACTGCGTGAATGGCTTCCATTTTTTTATGTTCATTAAGTTCTTTATTCAAATCAACAGACTTATTAATCTGTTCATTTAATTGATCTTCTAAGTCAGTTACTTTGTCTGCTAGTTCTGAAACTAGGTCAACTTTTTCTTCTGGAATATCAATATAATGATCTTCAAATAAATTCTTCATACCGTTGATAAAGCTTTCTGTGATTTCAGCACGTAAGCCTTGTTCAACTGCTAATTTGTTTTCTTCCATGAATTGCTCTACAACGTAGTTAAGATAATCGTCAACACGTTCTGCAAGTTCTTGTTTGTATGTATCAAACTCTTCATCAAATTGTTGAACTAGTTTTTCTTGAACTTGTTCTGAGATTGATTGAACACGAGCATTAACAGCAGCTTCAAAAATTACTGCAGCTTTTGTTTTGAATTCTTCTGAAAGATTTTCGCCTGCTAAAAGTGCATCAACGTCTTCTGTGATGTCAAATTCAACAAGTGTATCTTCATCTGATTCATATTCTTCAGCAGTAGTAAGAGCACCTGGGTTTGCTTGCATTGTTTGAGTTGGTTTTTTACCTGGTTTACGATTAGCGATTGTTTCTAAAGAGTCAGCATCTTGTTCACCATCTACAACTGCTTGACCTTCTGAATCTGCAGGACCTGATAATTTAGTAGCACCAACACCGTCTGTTTGTTTACCTAAACCAGATTTACCTGGAGCAGTAGCAGATGGAACGCCTTTTGTATATTCTGGGTTAGCATCAGTAGTTTTAGTATGAGCTGCACCTAAATCTATTTGACCTGCTTGAACACCAGCTGGGTTAAGTGATTTACCTAATCCGAACGAATCCTGGCCTGATCTTTTGGCGGCAACATTACCACCTAAGATGTCAGCAGCGGCTTCCGAAAGTTTAAGTTTTTTAGTCATTTGAAAATCTCCTTGGACTTTTTGTATATTGTTTATTTATGTTATTATAACTTTTTAATGAAGTTCTTAAATATGTGCATTGATACTTCTTCGATATCTCTTTGAGTAGCACGTTTAATCAACGTTTTTGCTTGCTCTTGATGCATCTCGGTCCACACACCATCTACTAACATCCATTCTTTATTTTCCATGATGCCTTGAACAAACGCATCCGGCGCAGATGGATCTGCGACAATATCCGCCGCTGTGGCTAGATAGAAATCATCTTGAACTACATTGACACCGTTTTGTGTCTTCAATGAACCCATACCTCTTGATGAAACACCCAATTGAGCGCCACCATCGATAAGATTCTTGACGATAGTACCAAAAGGTGTATCAAGAATTTTTGCTTTGCCAATCCAATCATTACCTTCTTCATGTAAACCCACAATCATGTGAGATACACGGTCTAGATTGATTGAAGGAGTATCAGGATGACCTAATTCTCCAAAGGCACGATTTTTGTTAATATATTCTTCAGTATATCTTTCAACCTCTTTACGCATGGTTTCTTTAAGATATACACGGCCGTTTCTATTCTTTTTCTCACATTGGAGAAAAGGACCTTGAATATAAAGTTGTTTCTTACCGTCTTTTTCTTCGGTAATAAAGTCAACCTTGTCGAATACTTCTTTAATAAGCTTCATAGTTTTCTTTCTTATGGTCTAATAGTATAGTTAGGACCATAGTTAAATGCGCCAGGATCTCTGTCCTGACCACGGCTATACTCATAGTTATCTTTACGTAATTCAATAATAACATTGTATATTGAGTTAGCTACAGAACCAATACCATACGTTTCAATACCAATGTTACCATTTGCATTTGATGTGCCACGTGATGAATTCGGAATTGTAATCATATTACCATTATCGTTATATACACCTGAACCGTTACCAAAACCTAAAATAGTTTGTTTAGTATCAGCAGTCCAATATAAACGAACATGTCCAGTACCAGAAGCGGCACAATTATACCAAACTTTACTTACAGATAAACCGTAGTAATTATTAGCGCCAGTATTTGATGTTGAAGATAAAAGATTTGCCTTTGAACTATCTAAAGCTCCAAAAAGTGAATTAGCTACAATTCGTTTTGTATTTGATTCATCACCAGATGAACCATCAAAAAACCCTGTAAGTTTAATTACAGAGTGAGTATTTGTATCTTTTATTACTTGATATGTAAATTGATTTGCCATTTTTTATCCTCTATTTTGTATGCTTCCAGGCAAAGTCAACAACTTTCATAAAATGTTGTTTACTCTTATGTGCCATGTCTTTAACTTTCTCTTTATTCTCATCATTTAAAGCACCGTGAACTTTTAACACTACATGAGCAGTTTGTCGGTCTACCTTAACAGATGAACCATCTTTAAAATTAATTCTTTTGCCTGTACCAGAAGTAACAATATCATTTAAATGATTTATTACATCTTCTTTAACCATTGACATGTTTGGTGAAATACTCACACTTTCATCATCATAAGGTATAGTTACAAATTTCTTTAACTTATCTACAAAATACAAAGCAACCCTTTGTCCATTAGGAAATTGTCTAACAGACTTCCTACGCATGACCAAAATTGCAGGAGGATCTTGTGGTCTAGATTTAGATTTTACTTCTTCTAACTCTTTGATCTCTTCTGCAATTGTGTCTGATACAACAAAGTCACTTAGTAATTTCATTATTTTCCGGCAATAGATTTTTGTGCGCCTACACGGCCTTTATTATATGCCATGCCTACAGCTGCTGGAGTTTGTCTAATTACACCAACAGTTTTAGAAATGCCACCTAAAGCTTTACCAGCTAATGAACCAATTGCGTTACCTGCATCACCAAGAGCATCAGCACCTTTTTCTAAAGTGTCGCCTACTTTTTTAACAATACCTTCTTCTAGGTCTTCGTCTTCTTTATGCATACGTGTCTCATGGCCTTTTACTTCTTTTTTAGCCACTTTTGTAGCAATACCAGTCATCATTTTTTTATCTTGTGCTGCGTCTTCATGTCCTTCTTCACTATCGCATTTTTCAGCTTCATCAAGAATGTCTGAAACATCATCATCAAGTTGTGTTTCTTCTGTAGCAAGTGGCATGCCACCAGCTAATGTAGCACCAACTTCTTGTTTTTTAGCTTCGATAGCTGCTGTTACACGGTCATAGAGTGCTGAATACATTGTCTCACGAACTCCAACTGCGTCTCCATCAGCTGCGTAATCGATAATTTGTCTTGGGTCTGTCATTTTATTAATCTCCGATTGATTATTAAGTTATTTATATTACTTTGGTAAGTCTAGGGATTTTATTTTCTTCTTTAAGATTTAAATCTCCACCGCCAGTATCCTGTGGTTGTCCAGGTGGTGTTTCAGGCATAGCTTGTGTCATGGTTGGTGACTGTGCAGCTTTACCATTTCCTTCAATATCCATACCAATATAAGGCATATCAGCAGGCATAGGAATACCATCTTTACGTTCTTTTTTAATTTCAGCATCAATCTTTTGAATATCATCATCATTGAATCTTAATACGTTACGGCGGATCCAATCCATAGAATAGTAACGGCCAGTATAAGCATCAATTGATGATAATAAAGTTAATCTTTCTCTTAATAATTCTGCATCTTTAAGTTCAGCAAAGTTATTATCTTTAATGAAATCATAATAGATTTGTTCTTTAAATTCAGTCCATTCTTCATCGGTACAAATACCTTTAAGAACACATTGAACTCTTAAAGCATGATCAAATAATTCGGTAAACTTGTTTCTTAATTTAGATACAAATTTAGAAAACTTTAATTCATCTCTAGTAATTTCAGTGGCACGACCAATAGAAAAAGCAGTGCTTTGTTCTAGTCTTGATATAGGCACATTAAGACATTTGTAAAGTTTCTTCTCAAAGTATTTTACATCTTCCAACTCACCAAGGTTTTGACCACCTGGTAATGTTTGAATTTCTGTACCTTTACCACCTTCTCTACGTGGTAACCAAAAGTCTTCCATCATTGAAAGGAACTTACGGTCGTCACGAACTTCACCTGTGTTAGCATCATAGACAAGTTTGTTTTTATACTTGACCATAATGTCACGGAGGTATTGTTCCGCCTTCATCTTAGGTAGATTACCTACATCGATGTAGAATATACGTCTTTCTGGTGCTCTAGAGATACGATAGATAACTACCGCATCTTCAATCATTCTTAATTGATTGAGAGGTTTAATAGCTTTATGTAAGTAGGATAAAACTGATGCTCTACGAGAATCCATAAGACCAGAATTAACATTAATAATAGCATCTTTTGCAATTCTAGCTCCCACTGGTCCATAATTACTCTGTGAACCATTAATTGATTTGTCATTAAAGATGTAGTATTCATTAACTACATTCATTAATTCAACACCACTACGTGGGTCTTTATCTTTTTTAACTTCACGAATCTTACGAATCTTTCGTGGGTCAATATATCTTAATTCTTTAATACCGGTTATTGGATTATCTTTATCTACCATAATTTGGTAAAATAGACGACCATCAATATAGTATCGTTTGAATATGTCTTGTGACATATTATTATAATTGAGAAGTTTTAAAATAGTATTAAACTCATTCTCAATTGCTTTTTTAATCTTATCTGATTGTTCTAGTTTATCTAAAACAATTTTAGTAGAAGTTCCATCATCATCTTGAACAATGGCTTCATTTACAATGTCTTCAATAGCTGATTCAACCTCTGGTTGCATGGCCATTTCACGATAACGGCCGATGAGTTCTACCTCATTTTTAGCGGTACCGTCTAAATCGACATATGTGCCGTAGTATGCGGCTTGAGAAATGGTAAGAGCACCGTCATCATTAGGTGGCGGTACAAAAGACTGTTGAGAAGCTTTATTTTCATCGTCTTCTTGACGTGAAATTTGAAAACCAAAAAGTGAAAATGCCATAACTATACTCCTTCAAGTGTCAAAATGTATAAAGGGGAAAGACCAAAATCTTCCCCTAATACGTAATATAACATAATATTAACTAGTAGTATCAGATTCCCAATATTGATAAGCTAGTGTAACACTAAACTCTTCAATACTATCATTTGTGCCCCAATCAAGTTCGATTGGAGATACATCTGTTGGGAATAAACCTACAAAGTTATAAGTTTTTAATGGTGCGCCTGTCTTACTAAATTGTGTAACCTTAGCGTCACTAGTATATAGTAACTGATTAAATGCAGCTGGATTTCTAACGTTGAGAGAATGACTGTTTAAAGCATCCATCCATGATTCAAATGCATTACGCACATTGAAATCTTCATCGTTAATAATTGTAATAGACCAATCCGGGAAGGATCTATTGCCTGCAAATTTAAGTTCACGACCAAAGTAATACAATGGTGCTGTTCCAACTGTTGAACCTGGCAACTGTGCTGTCTTAGCAAGGAAAGAAAGTCTTTGACCTGCTACGGGTGAATTAGCAACTGCTGGGAAGGTTAACGAAACCTGGAACAGATTTGGACGAGCGCCGTCTCCTAAGAGGTTTGCTCTAAATTCTGTTACATTAAATGCCATGTTTTTTCTCCTATTATTCTATTTATTAGAATTTCCCAACGATTTCACTAAACTCAACACCTGTTCTTACAGCAATGAAGTTCAACTGGATAAAGTTGATTGAACGTGCTGGTTTGATATAGATGTCACCAATAAAACGATTTGAATCAATAACTTCTGGAGTATTGTTTGTTGTATCACAAACAACTCTGTAGTCATAGATACCACGACGGCCTTTAACATCTCTCAAGAATGGTTCTACTAATGCAACAAACGCTGCACGTGTAAATTCATCATTGAATTCAAAGAGAGAGTATTTAGCAGCAACCGCAATTGCTTTTTCTAGAACAATAAACAATCTACGGACATTAATACGATCAAATGCAGATGGTTTAGTTTGTAATGTTCTGTCACCAAATAAGATCACACCTTCACCTGGGAAAGCGACTACTGGATTAATACCAGCTGGATAGATTGTATCTCTATCTGTTTTATTTGGATTCCATGCTAATTTAACAACGTTTTTAATAATACCACGGTTGAAACCAGCAGGTGACCACCATGGATCTCTTACGTTATCTGTATACACACATAGACCAGCAGTATCACCATTGAGTGGTACATAACGATAAACGTTATTGTATTTGTCAAATTGGTATTTCCAACCAGAATCCATAAATGCATATGAAGTATTGATTGTTAAAGTGCTGTTTCTATATGTAACAAGTTCATCAGCGGTATTAACAGGATTATCAACTACAAGAGCTTTAGTTGGTGATAAGAAAGCTACTGAATCTTTACGAGCTGTAGCAATATCAGCAATATGTTCTTGAATTGTATCTGCAACTTCTGAAGCATTACCACCAATTAATAGTGATACATCAACTTGTTCTGCACTTGCAAATAGATCCCAGCCTGTTGTATAGTTGGCTGTTGTAGCAGCCACAAAACGACCACCAGAAAGTTCACTTGGATTTCTATCAATATTAGGTGTAGTAGTACCAAAATCAGTACCTACAACTGAAAGACCCCAACCGGACCACCAATGTGCTGCCACATAAATGTATGCTGAGTTATTAAATACTTTAGTTACATAGTAGTTGGGACTACCATCATCATTTTTAGCATCAGATGCTTTTGATACGTGAGCATATGTTTCTAATACAGTACCAACTGAACCAGAAATTTTACCAGTTCTATCAATTACTGCAATATGCAATTCATCATGTGAACCACCAACTGATGAAGCATAGATTGAAGTGCCTGGAGCAGAATCAAAATATTTTGAAAGATCAACATTATCACCGTTTGAAGTTGTGTAGACCCAATCTGAGAAGCCTGCTGTATTAGCACAAGCAACAACGTCAAGGTTGTTACCTAGTTCACCTGGATATCTTGCATAGAATGGACCGAAAGATGTATATGTATTTGCTGAATAGTTTAATTCGTAATCGTCTTCATTTTGAATTAATACACCTTGACCAACTGATGTAGCATTATTTGCTGAAGAACCTAAAGTTTCATTAAGAACACGAACTACTCTTAAATTATTACCATATGCTAAAAAGTTAGCAGCGGTTAAGAATGATACGTATGTATTACTATCAGGTTTTCCAAAACGATTTACGAGTGTTATTTCGCTATCAACGAGAATTCTTTTGTTTACTGGACCCCAAACGAATTCACCAACAATGGCACCGGCTGTAGTTGAAACTGAAGGAATGACCGTGGTTAGATCAATCTCAGAAACATTTACGCCTGGAGATAATTGAAACCCCATTTTTTTCTCCTTATAATTTTATAATATGTGGGAATATAGACTTTGCTATACATGTATTTATGAATAGTGATTTTTATAGACCCTTTGTTATATCTTTGAAATATTCAGCATAAGGTTCACCAGTTCCAGACACCCAAACATCACCATCTTCTATCATAAATGGCACTTCTTGACCATCATTTAACTCACCAACTGGTAATATTTCTTCATCTACTTGTGAAAAATGCTGTAATTGTAATTGTTTTCGTATGTCATGTGATACTATTTCTTTAAAATACTTTTGGGTGGTCATCCAAGCGAATAGAACAAGGGTCATAACTAGATCGTCATTAGCACCTTCTTCTGCTTCATATGAACTTCTACCAGCCACAAACGTTGATAGTTCAGATATTGTATCAAAATCTTCAATTAGTAACTTGTCGGACTCTATTAATGTTTTTAAATTAGAACATCCGGCACGTTTAACAAGAGGTGTCATACGAACACCTAATTGCACTCCTCTACCAAAGCCAGCGGAAATCTGCTGAGCTTTCTTATTACCCGTCATAATCTTCACTAAGTTTTCATACTCTAGGTCAGAATGTAGAATTTCTGCTACCTGTGGATTATTATTTATCTCAACCAAAATGTATGCGTTATTATAATATCTAGCCGCATTATGAATAATAGTTGGGAAAAGTATAGGTGAAATAGCGGCACTCTTATACTTGGCTACAAATTTATATGGTGTGGTCGATACATCTATCACGGTAAATGCTGAAGAATCTAGTTGTTTACCTTCAGCCACATCTACACAGATAGCATATAGATGGTCTTTTACGGTACCATCTTCATTTTCTTTGACTGGATGCTCATAGATATCCATGTCTTGATGTTTACCTAAAGCATTAGTATATCTCATACTCTGTAATTTAGGTCCAGAGATAAGTGTATTAGAAGAACCTAAGAACTCTGTTTCAAACTCTTGTCTAAATTGGTCTTCACTGGTGTTGCGAATAGTTTCTTCACGCCACTTTTGATCACGACCTGGAACATCAGACCAATGAATATTGAGTGGTACATAACTACTCTTCTTTTCTTCAGCATCTTTCCACATTTTGTAGAACAGATTCATAC